CTCCGATGTTGTCTACAAGTACATACCAAGGGACATTTAGTTCGGCCGCAATCTTCTTTGCAATCGGTAGCTTCGGCGACCGCTTGCCCTTTTCATATCTGCAAATTGCGGCGGGGGAAACGCCCACGGCTTTCGCCAGGGCATTTATGGACATCCCGGCCTTGATTCTGGCCTCCTTAAGTTCCAATCTTTCACCTCCGATCTCCGGTTCGGTAATACTATTATATAGCCAAATTGGTAACTTGTCAATAAAGAAATTACCGAACCGGAGACATTCTCTCACCTGTCATTCTGTCCTATGAAGTCGGACACTTCGATGAAGCTACGGAAGTCCGCGACGGGCTTGCCCTCATGATACACGCGATAGAAACCGCTGAGATACTGAAAGCCCCACTTGCCGGAACGAGTGTAGTAAACCTGACTAATCATTGCTGTTCCTCCTTATCCTTTAATCAAACCATGTGCTTGAAATAGGCACATTGCATCGTGTTCTCGATGAAGTACAGGACATCCCGTGCTTCTTCGTCCACCAGCCAATCACCGTGAAACGGTTTTGCGCCTGCTCTCTGGCTGGTAAATCTCAGGCCGATCACGTTGCCGTCTTTACTTTGAACACCCATAATCCAGCCGTGATTGTTAACATACACCTTCATTGTTTTGTCTCCCTTCTTTATTGCCGGGGTTTTGCTGCCCCGGCTCGGCTTGTGCTTCAGTCCTGTTCGGGTGTGGGAATCTTCATCTCTTCCATGTGATAGGTCAGGTTATGCTGCTTGCAGTAGAGCTTGCAGAGGTTCTCTTCATCTTCAAGGTAGTAACCATATCCGCCTTCAATGACCCAAACCTTGATCTTCATTGTGTTGCCCTCCTTGCTTTTGTGTACCTCCTTGGTACATCTTTATTATATTACCAATTCGGTAATATGTCAAGGGGTTTTGAGAAAAAAATTGCCGAAAAGGTGATATTATTTTAATTGCCGTTATGGTAAAATAGAAGCAAAGGAGGGGGATATAATGAAACTGAAGGAAATAAGGGAATCCAGAGGGATGTCCCAGCGACAGGCCGCACTCGGATTGAACTTGTCACCGACCGTCTATAACCGGTATGAAAACGGGCTGCGGGAGCCGTCCAACGTTGTTCTATTGGCTATGGCTGATTTCTTCGGCGTAACGGTCGATGAGCTATTGGGCCGCAATGCTGACACATTGCAAGCAGACAATGACGAAGCCTGGGCCATCCGTGAGCGCCTGCGCCGTGATCCCTCCTATCGTTTGCTTTTTGACGCGGCAGACGCGGCCACACCGGAACACCTGCGGGCGGCTGCCGTGATGCTCAAGGCACTGGAGGACAAAAACGGAGATGCTGACTGACGGCGAATACCGCGTCTATATGGTCAATTTCCCGGGCGATATCAAGGGAGCCATGCGGGAGGACGCGGACGGGTTTGTATCCATATATATCAATGACTGGCTATCACCAAAAGCAAAAAAGGCCGCGTTCCTGCATGAGATCAGGCACGCGGAACGCGGGGACTTGAGAAACAACTTGACGATCAGGGAGGCGGAGGCGTCATAGAGAGGGGGCGATCCCGTGCCGCGTCCGAAGAAACAACGGCTGAAACAGCGGGCGGATGGGCGGTATAGATGCCGCTATCATGGACAGGACTTTTACGGGGCAACCGAGGCCGAAGCTCTGGCGGCGCGTGAGGAATACAAGAGGCAGGAGCAGGCCGGGGAGCTGCGCCGACGCCGATGCCTGTTCAGTGACTACGCGCTGACATGGCTTGCGGCGTACAAGTCCCATCTGACCGCCGCGCCGTACAATACCCACGCGCGGAATATTGAGCGGTTTATCAACGTCTGCGAAGACCGCCCACTACAGGACTACACGCCGACGGACATCAGCGGGTTTTACCAGCGGTTCGCAAAGATGAGCGCGTCCACGATCCACAGTGTGCGCGACACCGTGCGCGGGGTCTTCCGGGCCGCCCTGGCGGATGGGCTGATCGACCGAGACCCCACCGCCGCCGTGCCGCTGCCGAAGGGCACCAAAGGGACGCACCGGCTGCTGACGGACGCGGAGAAGGAGCTGATTCTGTGCACCGCGCACCGGCTGCGCGCCGCCGTGATCGTGATGCTGTACGCTGGCTTGCGGCGCGGGGAAGTCATGGCCTTGCAGGTGCCGCGCGATGTGGACTTTGACAGGAAGACCATCACCGTGCGCGAGGCCGTGCGCTTTGATACCAACGGCAAGCCGATTCTGTGTGATCCGAAGACCGAGGCCGGGGCGCGCGTTATCCCGATGCTGGATGTCGTGGCGCGGGAGCTGCGGGGGATTAACGGCCTTGTGTGCCCGTCCGCGTCCGGCGCGCTGATGACCGAGAGCGCCTGGAAACGCGGGTGGAGCAGTTATCTAAACGCCCTGGGCGTGACGGACAACGGGCGCGCCCGTCATCGGTCAGACGCGACCTGGGTGCCGGTCACCATCCGCGCCCATGATCTGCGCCACACGTATTGCACCATGCTCTTTGAAGCGGGCGTAGACCTGAAGACCGCTATGCTGTGGATGGGACACGCCGACCAGACGATGACCATGCAGATATACACCCACCTGTCAGACAAGCGCCGCACAGAGGCAGAAATAGCCCTCCGAAACGCGGAATTGCAGGCGTTTGGGGGTCAAAATGGGGGTCAAATTCCTTCCGTAGAGCCGAAAACCATTGCAGCGCAAGGGTTATAGTGCCCCCGCGCGTTTGGTTCGGGACCAAAAGGCCGCGGGTTCGAATCCCGCCACTTCGACCACGAAAGCCCTTGAAAACACTACGTTTTCAGGGGTTTTCTTTTGTCTATGTCGTGGCTGTCTGTGGTGCGTCGCGGTGCTTAACGGTGGTCAAATGGGGGTCAAAACGGGGGTCAAAAAAAGGGGCGCGGTGTTACCCGCGCCCGTGTCTCCGTTTTTCTGCCCGTAAATGGATCGTCCGAATCCTGTGGTTGATATAGCCTTCGGTTTCGTTCTCCAGCATTCTTTGCGCCTTGGCTGCGTCCAGCCGCGCCTTGTATGCCTGATAGTCCCCGCAGGTGTCGTGGCAAGCCGTATGCCGCCGCGGACAGTCCTTGCAGGGAGAGGAAATCACGGCTCTTGCCCTCCGTCCTCTTCGGGCGGGTGGGCTTCGTCGTGCACCACGATGGTGTCGCCGCTTTCGCGTGCCGCGTCGATCATGCCCTCCCCGAAGATATAGGCAATGAGAGACCCGGCGGACATGATGAGCGCGCCGATCTGTGCGGCCTGCTGCTCCGTCTGGCCGAAGTAGACGAGCAAGCCCGTCACAAAGCCCACCAGGGCGACCCACAGTTTCCGGCTTGTCAGTTTCCGAATGATGTCTTCGCGTGTCATTTCTCATGGCTCCTTTCAACGGTCGATCAGATAATCATTGATGCCCTTTTGGGCGTTTTCCAGTTCGTCGGTGTTGCCGTTGTGCAGCGCGTGATTGAGCAGGGCCAGCACGCCCCGGTTGATGGCTTTGATGCCGGTATCCGTTCCGTCAGCGCGTTTGGCAAGGCTTTCGATCTGCCGTGTGTGGCTGTCAATCGTGGCCTTGTCGTTACTGAGCTTTTGGTCGATTGCCTGAAAGCGCGGTTCCAGCTTTTCCAGAACCTTTGCGCTGATTTCCTCGGCAAGCTTGTCCTCCGGCTCTTTCTTGCGTCGCTGCGCGTTGCGGAAGACGGTCAGCACCTTGTCACCCAGAACGATCAAGGCGCAGATGCCGACCAGCACGGTCAGGAACGTCCATAGCGTGCTGGGGGTAATGCCCTCTATAGGCTGTAGCGTCTGCATTTAGCCCACCCCCAGAGCGCTCACCAGCGCGTCCCTGAGCCATTCCGCGGCATTGCGCGGAAGGGTCAGGGTAATTGTGTCACCCGTGACCGGAAGCATCACAGGGGCTAAATCCGTGGGCGTGGTGACGGGATGCGCGGGAACAGGGATCAGGTATTTGTTCATCATGTACCCGTTGCGCCCGTCGTAGTCCACCCGTGACCATTCCAGATCATAGTCCGCGCCCTGTACAATGGCACCGCTCGGCACTTTGGCAATCGTCGCGTCATTGGTGGACGGCTTTGCGCGCAGTCGCACGGTTTCACCTTCGGGGCAGTTGACCATCATTGTCTGCATTGGTTGATCCTCCTTTGTGTAGGCAACGGCTTTCAGAAAACCAACCGCGCCCCATTTGCTGAGTTTTGTCCGGGTAAATCCAGCCTTGACGCTCTGGGCGTTTAACACATATTCGCACGAAGCGTCCACCAAGCCGATGTGGTAATAGTCGTTTCTGTCCGGGCTGTCCCAGTATTTATCCGGCAGATTGTACCCGTCCTGACCGGGGCGATGGAGCTTGAAAGCAGCCATGCCAGGAACGGCGGCAGAAATGGGTTGCAAGGCTTCGCAATAGTTACGGGCTATGCTGTTGCTGCCGTGGGCAATGCCCTTGCCGAACTGGCGGAACGCCCAGACGAAAGCACCGGAACAGTCTACACACCCGGTCTCGGCTGCGCCCCATTCATACCGCCAATGTTCGCGGTACATACGCTGAAACATGGCGATTAAGTTCGCGCACTGGATCAAGGCCATTTCTGCCACCTCCTGTCATGGTGGGTTAAAGTGTTATTTAAGTCATTCTGCGTTTTCGACTGCCGCCATAATAGCTTGCTGGACGGTTTCATATTCGCCACCATCCATAAACTCAATGATTTTGTCGAATTCTTCTTTCGTGAACTCGATTACAACTTTCTCCACGATTTAACCTCCTATTTAGGTCATTGCCCCGTGTGGGGCAATGCTACATAAACTCCGGGCTTCCGTTCTGGTACATAGGCATCACCACACTTTCAAAGTGTTATTTAAGTTATGGTTCGCTTGTGGGCCAGATATCATTAAAGTATCCCGGATTGGCCCGCATACACTTGTCCGTCAGTCGTGCGATGGCCTTTGACATACCGCCATAAAGTTGAACGGTCGGATGGCTGCTCCGCTTATAAACAGTATAGAATCGGCTCGTGAAAAACGGATCGTCCAACTGAACAATACACCCAACGCCGTAATGCGTTGCGATCTCTTGTATCGCCGCATTAAAAGCAGGATAATTTCCACTACTGTTTGCCATTGTGGAAAATATAATGTGCGCATGAGGTGCTTGCTGTTGTACATAATACATAATCCGTCCCATGTTCCCATAGAAAGTGTCGGGATTGGAAAGTGGTGTTTCTGTGCAATCGGCAATCGACCCTAAATAATCAAGCCCAAGGGTTTCAACATCATTTATACCAAGCACAATCCAATATAAATCACATGGATCGGTATTATTAAGTTTGGTTAATCCGTTTTCGTCTGTCAGCCAAGATCGTGTGGTTAATCCTGCTTTGCTGAAATTGATTCCTGTCACCCCGTATTCCCGTGCCATCTGCTGAATCCAGCTAATACTATACCAATCCTTCACGCTCCCACTTACATTTAGCCAGCCGCTTGCATAGCTGTCCCCAATGACACCTATACGCAAAAAACAGGAAATACTGGTAAATGGCAAATCTGCGACGATGCTGTCTGCCACATCATTTTTGCTTGAAATATAATACCAATCACCAAATACGGCATTTGCACCCCATCTGTTTCTATAAGCCATTCCGAAAGTGCTGTTTATTGCGAATGCTATTTGCACAGTACCGCCTACGTTATCGCTTGTATACGATGTGGTGATTACGGTAAAGCTCTTAAAGTCCGGTCTGTGTAGTATTCCAAGGTTGTCTGCACTCACATATGTAACAACACCATTCAGCGGAAGAGAATCCAAATCGTTATACGGTGCTTGAGCCGAACCATTCGTATTAACAAGTTTGTTAGATGATTTTATAGCATCGCTTTGTAACGCTTGCACCTCATCCGTATGCCCTTCAATAGCAACATACTTCCAATCAGTATATGCGCTTCCCCAATACGATCTAAACGCCATACCAAAGCCGGAATCGGCTCTATATGCTACTTGTATCTTCCCTCCATCATTTGATTCTGCATATGGGGTGAAAGTTATAACGGTAAAGTTTCCAAAATTTGGAGTATGTTGAATATTTAAGCTGCTTGCATTAACGTATGTGACTGTTTCATTGGTGGGTAAAGTATCAAGATCACTATAGGGTGCAAGAGCCTGACCCGCTGTATTGATGATTTTGTCGGATGACCTTATGCAAGCAATCCTAATATTACTAATATTCTCAATTTCATATATATCAATCGTATGCGGAGTAGAAACAGACAAACGAGAAGTTGTGAATGTAGACAATGAAGGAACGTAACCGATAAAATCATACGGGACATTTGCCTGCACTGTTGCCGAACCGACTGTATCAACCATTGCTCCGCTTGATTGCCCCGTCCCGAATCTGAGCGTATAAGTTCCAGCAGTTTCTACTGTCAATCTAATAAGATAGCATTTATCAGCCGAAAGCGAAGTGAAGGTTTTGTAGTAATTGTTCGTAGTGCTGTTCGCGGTTTGCACAAACGCAATTTGCTGTTTTATAGTATTACCAAAAGCGCTCTTTAAGTCAGCCACATCATTTCCCAGCGCTACCTCCGCCGCGTCCATTCCCGTCCACGTTCCAGCCGGGTGCGCTGCTGTAAATCTATACAGCTTGCCGCCCTGCCAAACATACGCGCCTGCGCTGTAGGCCGTGGAGGTGCTGAAGGTAGGCGCGACGGCGGCCAGCAGGTTCGTCAGGTCGGCGGGGAAACTGTCCTGCGCGTCCTTGATCTCCTGCACCAGCTCGTTCACGGTAGTCACCATCGCGGCGGGAACCATGCCCGTGTCTGTGGCCTGCACCGTGAAGATCGCGTTGAGCACGGTGCAGATGATGCCGTCGCCGCTGATTTTGACATACAGGCCCATCAGGCCGGAGACGACCAGCGCGCCAGCCTCCAGGGGGACGGAGACCATGTTGCCGGTGATGCTGCCCTGGGTGAGGGGGAAGGTGGTGCCGTCCGCGAGAACCGCCGTGGCGCTGACGGTGCCGCCGCCGGAATAGGGGGTGCCGCCATCAAAAAGGGCAACCTTGACGAGGTTGCCGCAGTCATCCCCGGTAAAAACCACGCCTTCATAGTGGCGGATTTTGACCGGCTCAGTCAAATCTTGCTTGAATGTGACTTTAACCTGCGCTGCCATTATACATCAGTCTCCTTTCGCAAAATAATTTGGGTAATGCCCATATATGCGTCTTTGATAACGGAGCATAATTCACTATAGCCGCTGTATTTTCTTGTGATCCCGCGTAACGGGTCGTCAAACGTCATCGTATGAATACCGTCATAATCCTCGGCAATGGGCGGAACCCGTCTTTTATCCTGTGTCTGGATGACGCAAGTATCATTGTAGGCCGTGGCAACATCCACGACTTCAAGCGTTTGCCCCTTATCTGTTTTCAGTGTTGCCATCAGTTTCGCCCCTTTCCTTTTGAAGCGCGCCTTTTAATGCGCCAAGTTTGCCAATGCAGTCAAAGATGATGCGCATATTGGTGACGCCTTTGACCTCAATCTTATCAAGGTCTATAATGATACTTTCGACAAGTCCGATAGCATCATAGATACCGCCTGTGTTAATGCCGAGCGTGTCCATAAATCCTCCTTATGCGTGACCGATATAAAAAATGGTTGTATAGCTGAGAGAGGTTATAGGGTTTGCGGTCATCGTGCCCGTTATGCTGGTGCCATTTGTAGAAAGCGCGAAACTTTGTGAGCCGGTAGTATTCGCAACTCCTGTACAAACTGATTTACTTTGCCACGACGCATAGTTGACATTATCCGGGAACTTGAGCCAATTTGTCGTGACTGTATTTGCGACGGTGTATGTTGAACTTAATGTCACGCAGTTTAATGTGGCCGCGAGTGCGGAGCTAAGATATGTTGATTGCGTGGTGTTCAAATACACCCGATCGGCATTGATTGATGCTTGACTCCCGTTTGCATTGATGGCAAGAGCTATACTGGCCGCGGTGACTTGCCCATCTTTACCAACAGATGTGACAACCTGTGTGATGCTATCGGCGTTTACTTTGATTTCTGTCTTCATATCGGTCAGATTGTTCCCGGCGTAAATGATAACGCCGCTGGCGTCAATCGCAACACCGGCTTGTTTCAATATTTCATTTGACCTATTCACCTGTTCCGCGTGCAGTGAGATAATCATATTATTGGCTTCGATCCCGGCTTGAAACTCGCTCCATTCGGCTTCTGCCTTGGTCTGGCCGCCGGAACGCCCGCCGCCGCGCCTGCCGCTCAGGGTGGAGGACACGCCGCCCGCCGCGTTATAGGCCGTCTGGCGCTGGATGTACACAATGTTCGGAATGTATACGCCGATGGTGGGGCGGGTGGCGGTGGGGTCGAGCAAGTCCACGGACAGCTTGATGATCTCCAGGCGCAGGTTATCGTGGACAGGCAAAAGCTCCACCTGTACCAGGTCATGCAGACGCACGGGTTCATCATCATAGCCCATGCGATACAGGTCGCGCAGCATACAGTCAATTGTCACGCGGGGTTTATTGGTAGCCTGCAAGGCCTCCCAAGTCTTCAGGATCAGCGTGCCCTGATCGGTGATATCGCTATTCTGGTAAAAGCCAAAGCGCGGTTTGCCGTTGCGTCCATAGGCTGCCGTGGCGGTTGTGTCCTCAATATAACCGAGGGTGCTATTTAGGGCCGCGTTTGTGGGCGGGTTGCTCCAGGTCGCGCCCTTAAGGTCGATCTTTGTGCCCTTTTTGTCCAGCGGGTCTGTGCCGTGTTCGGGGTCGTTGTAGGTGTATGCCGTGCCGCCGTAGCCGTATAGCGCGGTTTTCACGTCCGTGTCGTCCACGGTGACGCCCGCCTCGTCCATGTTTTTGTCGATGCTCAGGCGCATACCCCGCCAGCGGTTGGCGCTGTCCGCGGGGATGATGTCCAGATAGCGGCCTGTGATGCCGGTCGTGTTGTAGGTCACGCGGGGCAGAATGTACACGTTCCAATTCTGTTCGATGCTGCGGATATTCTGCCACACGGAGCCGAGGCCGATGTCGCCGCTGCTGGTGGCCGTGGCGGTCACGTTGCCCACCTGCCAGAGCAGGACGCCGGTCTGGGTCTGGGATGCAAGCGCGGTCTGCACGGCTGCCGCCGGGGTCACGTTGGTCAACGGCTGCTCCGCCGTGTGCACATCGGTTAATTCGGAGATCACGATATGTTCACAGGTCAATTCCTGGTAGCCGTCCGGCGTGTAGGTCTTCACCTTGCGCACCTCGAAAAACTGGTGCACGCCGTCTTCATCGTCAAAGCATACGCGCATACCGCGTTCAATGCGCTTGTCTGCCACAAAGGGAAAATTGCAGGTCAGGGAATATTCGTCCACCTGCCAGGCCGCCTGTTCCGCGTCCGTGCGCACGAACAGGGGCTTGTCCGCGTTGTCGAAAAAGACGAACTCCCGCACAATGGGGTCACGCATTATAACCACCTCTCCCTCCATCGGACGGTTCCGCTGCCGGTGATCGTGCGCGTTCCGGCTTGCGGTAGGATGAACGTGCTGTCCAGCGTATAGCCGCGCATGATGCTGACACCGCCCACGGCGGCGGTCTGGCAGTTGAGGTCAATGACAAGATCACCCGTGGGTCTGCCGTCATAGGCCGCGAAGGTCATGCTGTTTTCGCCGTCGCTGTAGGTCACAGCGCCCGCGCCCACGGTGCCCTCGATCTGCATTAGCGGGCCGTCCGGTGCGTCGCCCAGCACGTGAAACGCGGTGCCGCAGGCCGCCGTATGCTCGGTGATGCTGGTAAAGTACGGGTTTTCCTGGGTCTCAAACACCATGCGCAGCCTGCCGTCCCACCAGGTTTTCACGGTGGGGGATGGGTATTCCTTACACAGACATTCCAGGTACACGTCCGGGAAGTCGCTCATGGTCAGCTTGTGTATCTTGCCGATGTCCGCCCAGGCCGCAAGCTGCCGAAGCTGTTCCTGCCGATGGGTGCGGTCATTGGTCAGCAGGGCGAATGTCACCGTCACCGTGCGCGTGCCGCCTGTGGTGCGCACATAGTCCGCGCCGAACCGTACAGGCCGTTGACGTGCCTGCACGGTCAGACGCACGGAGGACACAGCGATGTCATCCACGCGCACGGGGGCAACACTGGCAAGCGGGATGCCGTTAAACGTTATCATTCTAATACGCCTCCGCTGCGGTTCATCTGGTTCAATTGGTCGGCCTGGTGCTGGCTGACGCTGTTGCTCAGGGTGCGTCCGTCCAGGGTAGTCACGCTGTGCACATTGACGATCAGGCCGTTGCCGCCGCCGGTGCCGAAGTTGGTTAGATTCACATTTGGTATCGTGTAGTTGGCATTGGAAAGCTCGGTCAGCATGTCAATGATGCTCTGCACCTCGGAACGAACCTTTTCTTTTCCTTCACCCAGGGCTTCGACGATGCCGTCAACGGTTTTTGTGGTGTTTTCTTTTGCGCCGATATACTGGTCAAGGTTGGCAACGGCTACCGCCCATGTGTCGGTTAATTCCTGTGCCTTTTCGTCAACCTTCAACTTGTTTTCTGTCAGCGTGCCGGTCAATTCTGTGGTTTTCTGCTGGATGTCCTGAACCTTCTTATTGATTTCGGCCACACGCGGGTCGTTGGCACCGGCTTCGGCCAGGGCTTTCGCATAGGCTGCACTTTGGGCGCTGCCGTCGCTGACCATGGCAATGACATCATCCGAATACCCGGCGGCCTTCATCTTGGCAATATTGTCGTAATACTTGTTCAGGAAATCAAGCTGCGATTGCAATGCCGAATTCAGGTTTTCAATGGTCGGGATCGCGTTTTGTGCATCGGTGAGCAGAACTTTTAGCTTGTTCTTTTCAGATGCTTTGCCGTCAAAATCATTAAGCTGGGTTTTCAGATCGACCACTTTCTTTTTGGCCTGCTCAAAGGGGTCAACCATCCGATTGAACCCGCCCAGGGTGCCCTCAAGCGCCTTTTTTGTGCTGTTGAACACCTGGTCGGTGTAGTCCTTCAGGGCTTTGGTGGCGCTCTCCAATTCAGTGATAGCTTCTTTGGCATTGTTGATCTGTTCAGTGGTGAACACTTGTGCTGTGGCTTCGCCTGCCGCCGTGGCTGCTTGCTCTTCTTCGCCGTACTTGTCAATCAGGTATTGCTTTTCGTCTGCGAGCTGTTGATCTACGCCCGCCATAGCTTCACGGGCTGCGGTGAGCCTTTTCTGTGCTTCTGTCACATTCTGCCATACTTTGAGGTATTCGCGGCCCTCTTGGCCGAACTCACCTTTTGCAAGCGCTTGGCCGCCAGCTGTAGCAAACTCGGGATGCTGCTGTCTCGCGCGGTCGTAGGCTATCTGTGCCGCTCCCGCTTCGATCTCCAGTATGCGAAGCTGACTTTCCTGCTCAATCTGTGCGTCACGCTTGGCATAGTAGGCTTTCCAGTACAGGAGCTTTTCCTGCCCCTGCTGCCATTCGTCAATGTACTGGCGCACAGCGTCCGCGCCGCCCTTAACCTCGCCGGTCTGGGTATTGATGATCTCACTCAATCCCGGTATGGTCTGCACAAGCCGCTTGCAGATTTCAAGCCATTCAGCCTGTTTAGATTCAATTTCTTCAGTGCTGTACCCAAGGGCAAGCAATCCCTGACGCGCAAACTCAGATTCGGTGCCCATGGCGAGGAACTCCTGCGCCATGCCCTGCACAAATTCGCCGCCTTTTTCGCCGCCGCCAAAGCCGCCGACAAGGGTGCCCAGGAGCTTGTCCCATGCGTCAGCGTCTTCGGGCTTGAGCTTGCTTGCTTCATCGGCTATGCCCTTTAACCATTCCTTGGTTCCCTCGGCGTCCTTGCCGGTCAGGCTGCTCAAGGCTTCGGCGTTTTCGCTCAGGGTGGTTATCAGCGTTTTCCAGGCTTCGGCCTTTGTTTTATCGGGCGCGTTGCCGGACAGGGCCTCGGCCATGGACGCGACGCCCGCGCCCGCGTCCTTGCCGAAAATATTTTCAAGGCCATTGATGGACGTCAGGGAACCCAGCACCGCCGACCATGTGCCGGGGGCGCTGTTGCTCAGCTTGTTCGCGCCTTCCGCAATGGCGGCCAGCGTTTGACCGGGCGTCCCGGCGTTCGCCAGGGCCGTGACCACCGCGCCCGCGTTTTCGCCAATGGCACTCAGCAGATTGCCCCAAAGGGTGCTGTAGTCGCCGCCCAGGTCATCGGCTGCGGCTGCGGCGGCTTGCAGGAATGCGGCGGTCTGTCCGTTGTCGTCCAGGGTCGCGTCCTTCGCGGCGGGCAGTTTCTCCGCCACAGCGCCGAGAAGTGTCTGCCACTGCTCAGGGCTGCCACCAAGCTCTTGGCTCAGGGCTGTCGCCAGGTCGGACAGAGCGCCGGTCACGTTGCCCTCTTTGGCCTTTTGCAGGGCGCCGTCCAGTCCGCCTATGCTGCCGGACAATCCGCTGATAAATTCAGTCAGGTTGGTGTCGGGGGCGCTGATCTTGCCCAGTGTGCTGATGAGGATTTCGGCCTGCTCCGCCGTCTTTTCGATCTCTTTGAGCTTTTCCTCGGTTTTCAGGTCAATGTCCGCGAAGTCATCCAGCACTGTGCGCGGGCGCTCCTGCACCAGGCCGGTCAAAAAGTCGTTGACGGCGGTGGTGGCGCTGGCAAGAATCGGGATGAACGCTTGCCCAAGCTTGGTCTGGATCGCCTCCAGGTTGGCAGACAAAAGTCGCTGAGAGTTGGCAAAGCCGTCCGACGTGCGCGCGAAGTCGCCCTGTGCGTCCGCTGTGGCCTGCATGAGGTACTGGTAACGGAGCATCACCATCTCGCCCTGGCTCATCTTGTCAAGGGCCTTGGTGATTCCTTTTTCCAATGCAAAAGAGGCTAAATTTGCTTGGCTCATATTGATGCCAAGTTGCTTGAGGGGCTCCTGTTCCCCGGAAATACCGCTTCTGATCTTCTGAAAGGCCGTGTCAAAGTCGAGATTGTAGAACGAGGCCATATCAGCGGCGAGGCCTGCAAGGCTTTCGGACATTTCCACGATCTCATTTCCCGCAAGGCCGGATGACTTCATCATCGCGCCCATGGTGGAGGCAAACTGCTTCGCCTTGGTCTCGGTGAGGCCGAATTGGTTGATAGCCGTCTTGGCCCATGCGTCAATCTGTGATGCGCTGTCCCCGAAGGTGACGTCTACCACGTTTTGCACCTCTTCCAGGTCGGATGCGGCGTTGACGCACTGCATACCGAAATCAATCATCGCCTTGGCGGCCTGAATGCCCCAGTCCTTCAGGCGGTTAACGTCCAGCGCCTTTGCGAAGCTGTTGGACATATGCTGCGATGACTGGTCAATGGCCGAATCCCATTTCCGGCTCTCCTGTTCGATCATCTGCCGGGTTTCCTGCAAGCCCTGCTTCAGGTCTTTCACATCGGCGGATATCTGGACAATTACTTCAGTATCATTTTTCGCCATGCTGTTTATCACTTCCTCGTTTTGCCAGTGCAAGGAGGCTCTGGGTTGTCGCGTGCAGGCTGGCTTGCAGGCGGCTTTCCTCCTCCTCCGGGGTCATCCGCAACGCATAGCGGGCCTTGGCCTCCATCAGCCATTGACGCTCTTTCACATTGTGCTTTGTCGGCTCCGGCATGGGCCGTGCGCGTATGCTGATGACATCCGCGTACCGTGTGCCCTCCGGCAGGTTGGCCAGCAGGGCGGAGAACTCGAACCAGTGCAGTTTATCGCGCCACAGGTTGATTCCGTAGGCCTGCAAAAACGCGGCGCGGATCAGGTCGGCGTCCTGCGCGTAGTCCGTCAGTTTGGGCGCGTTTGGGCTGCTGTGGCCTTTGGTCTCCTCCGGCGGGAAAAGCAGATCGCGCAGGGCTGCCAGTACGGGCGCGGTATTGTGCGGCGGGCGCTTCATCACGCACTTAAGCGCCAGGTATTCGCGCGAGGCGGGCAAAAGATCAGCGCGTCCTAAGATATCCATAAGGCGCAGCACGTTACGGAAGTCCAGGTTGACGCGGTAGCGCTTGCCGTCAACGGTCAGCGTTTCCGGCAGGCGTTGAAATAACTTCATCAAGGCGTTTCTGCGCTTTGGCTATCAGTTTGGTCAGCGTGCCGGAGAAATACTGCGCACAAACGGAAATCACGCACGCCGCGTTCCCGTGGTAGAAATCAAGGAGCTTTTGCGCCTGCTCCCGCCCAAACATGGTAGCGGCAAAGTCTAAAGCAAGCTCTTTCTGCTGCTTGGCCGTGGCCTTCTCGCCGTACCTGCGCAAGCGCTCGTTCTCCTGCATCAGCGCGGAGGTCAGGCGCATAGCGTCCGCGTCCACGTACAGGGTGAGCTTGTCGAAGCCCTCCTTGATGACCAGCGAACCATGTACGCGCCCCAGGGACAGCTCATCCCGTCCAAACAAGCGCAGGATTTTGCGCCGCACGCGCGAAAACCATTTTTTCATGACTTACCCTCCGTTATCGTGAAAAAGCCGGGGGCGGTTTCCCGTCCCCGGCGTGTGGTTGATCGGATGCCCCTTTGCCGCTGTGACGGGTCAAGCGGGGGTAACCGTTGGAATGCCGTTTACGCGCAGGGTGCAGTTAAACGGTTCATTCTCCTCGGTGGTGCCGCCGAAATCGGTGATATCGGTGATGGTGACGTCTGCCACGATGGTCTCCACCAGCGTGTCGCTGGCGTTATAGATTTCGACCTTCATGCTGCTCTTGCGGTCATCGCCCAGGGCATAGCGCAGACCGGCGATGTAGTCCTGAGCCGCGTCACCGATGATGCGGCGGCCAGTGACCGCATACTGCGGGGCAATGGCGGTCACTTCGTTGTCAGCGCCGCCATGGCCGCACAGAAAATGATAGGTCTGGGTGGTCTCGTTCACGGTGGGCGCCACGCCCTGGATGCCAGCGCACAGGGGCGCATAAGTCCAGGTGTCCTGCGTCTTCTCCGTGCCGATGAAGAATTTTTCCTTCCAAACAGGATTGATCTGAGGCATGGTTAATCTCCTCTCCAGTAAAATTCCACCGTCAGCCCGGAAGCCATGATCCAATCATTGTTATCTTCCCGGCCAATGATGCGGGGTAGGGTTTCGTTTTTGATGTCACTGATCTGCCAGCCCTCGCCGGAGGGGTACACCCTGCGGCGGGTCAGGCGGGAGTGAATGTTGTTCATGGTGTCGGACAGCGTTTTCAGGTTCGGGTGCTTGCCGTTGATGGTCACGTCCAAAGGCACAAACGTATTTTTGTCAAAAAACAAATCCTGCACAATGGCCGGGTCAGGCTCACAGACAAGCCCTTTTCCCGTTGGCAGTGCGCCGCGCGTGCATGGGGGAAAGTCTGCGATGCTGTCCGCGTTAATCAGGCCGATCACGGCCTCCATAACCTCATTGATAACGCTCATCCTTTGCCCTCCATCAGCTTTTGCGCCTGCCTGCTCCATTGTTCGCTGTGCTTTTTCTTGGCAACGTGCGCCCATTTATAGGTGGCTTTCTCGTGCACATCCCTATGCGCGGTTTTGATCTCCCAGTATTGGCGGCGAGCGTAGGGCGTGCGCCATATGATCTTCCCTTCCTCCAGCTTGGACGCGGTGAAGGAAGAAGCAACCAAGCCGCCCTCCGCCCATTTGCAATACTCATTGCAATCATCACGAATCAGCATGGTCAGCTTCGGCGTGATTTCTTCAAAGCGTTTTTCAACCCTTGCCGCCGCCGCGTTGGGATCAAAGCGAATGATTGTACCCATGCGCTCACCGCCTTAATACATGCTGATTTCCCAGTGGTGGAGGCGGTCGGTATCATCGCGCAGGCCGTCACAGGCCGCCACGGTATATCGCACGCCGCGCACGGTGACGCGCATATCCCCGCCATTGTCGTGCGCCTGCTGAAGCAGGGCGCGCCAGTCCAGCGCGGGGGAGGAATGCCGCACGTCCACAAACAGGATGGACGAAAGCTGCTGGTCGGTGTTATCCACGGTTTTGATGATCTTCTCCGTGGGCTGCAGGTGCACACGCTTGACGGTGTACGTGTCATAGGTCTGGTTTTGATACAGGTCTGTGCCTGTACAGACTTCCACTTCAGCCGTGCTGCGCAGGATGCGCGAGGGGATAGGGCGAAGCATCACCAATACACCCCCGGGAAGGGCATATCGGGCACGGTGGCTACCTGCGGCCCGATCAGCCCGGTTTGCTCCAGGTACATCATCACCTGCGGGGAAAGATAATCGGCCATAGACCCCTTCCGTGTCAGTTCGCTGCCGCTCTTGCCGTTGATGGAGACCTTGCCGACGGTGAAGCCCCTGTCGGTGCCTCCCGCCACACTGTCAAGGCCGTTGACGGCGAAGAAGTCCACTTGCGCACAAATGGCCTTTTTGTAAAGCGTCTGCACAAGCTCGGGGAATGTGCCGATATTGTCCGCGGTCACCTGCCAGCGCGCTATGCTGCCCACTACATCACTTGCGCGGGCGCACAGCGCCGGGAAGGAGGCCTCGTCGGCCTCCGTTCCCATGTAGACGGTCGAATAGTATTCGTAATCTACAATCGCGCTCATGCGTTACTCCTTACTGCGCGGCGTTGACGATGATGCCGCCAGTACGTCTCGCCAGCACAAAAGCGCCGTAGTAATAGCGCTCATAGTACAGGTACTTGCCCTTGCTCTGGGCGGTGGGAGCGCTCATCATCGCGGTTTCGTACTTCACGGGAGCGGCCACGGCATCGGGGTCAGCCAGAATCATGTTAATCTGCTTCGCGCCAGTAGCGGGAACGAAACCTTCGGTGAATACATAGGAAGATTTCATCAGGTCGGAGGGAACCTCGCGCACGTTCACGCCGTCCAGGCGGGCCACATTGCGATCCACGCCGCGGAAGCCTTCGGCGGTGTCGATGAACCGAGTCAGGCCAGCCGCTTCTTTCAGCAGCTTATACGTGCCGGGGGTCATGTACGCGGTCACACGGTCACGGTTCACGCGGGCGTTGGTCAGCGCTTCCAGATAGCCGTCCCAAGTGGTCAGGATGTTGGCGGCGGTCAGCGCGGTGGTGTCCGGGGTAACAGCGGCATACAGTGTAGCCGCAAGATAGGCATCCATTTCCGGGATTTTCTGAAGTTCGTTGAAAGTCCGGGTAATGTTGGCAATCGTGGCAACATCGTTAGTTTCCACAATGTCCATGGGGTCAATCAGGGTAGACCATTCACGATCCATGTCCAGCGTCACAGGCTGCAAACTGTTGTTCCAGTTGCGGGCGAAAACGCCGTTCATGTTGTCACGGTCAACAGCGGTCGCACCCTTCACTTCAAAGCTGGGAATATACATGGTCTTTCCCATGCCCGGCTTGTAAAGGTTGCTGTTCTCGCTGGCCCAGATGGGAGCGAAATAGGAATAGTAAGGATAGGCATTCGCCACGGCGCGGCTGTACTCAGCCGCATAGTTTACGTTGGTCTGAACAAACGGCATTGTTCATTCTCCTTTCATTGCTTTTTGGGGGGCAATCCCCCAGGCCTTCATGAATTGTGCTTCTACGCCTTCATCGCCCTTGGGCATGCTGCCCTGGGTGGGCGCGCCGAAGTTCGGCTTGGACTGTGACTGGTTGAAATACTCTTCGTAATTCTCCCTAATGCCCTTGAGCTGCTCTTCGACGGGCTTTGCGCCCTCTGTGCGGTCTACCATGCCGTAGACGGTTTCAAAAAACTTGGGCTTGACGCCCTCGTATTCCTTGGAACCGCGCGCCGTCTGCATGGCCTTGTAGGATGTGAACTCGCCCTGCAAAGCCTTGTATTCGTCGCTTTCTTTGGGGTCGGGGTGCTTGACGCCCTTCTCCCACTCGGCCTTGGCATTGTCCAGCGCTGTCTGCTGTGCCTGCTGCGCGGCGGTCTTAGCAATGTAGCCGTCATCCAGCGCACGCCCGTACAAGCCGAAAACCTGTTCCGTGCGCTGTTCCGGGGTCAAGCCCTCATTGCTCATGATCTCATTCAGCGCTTTTCGGGTGAAAATGTTGCTCATACTCCTCCTTTATACGGCCTGTTAGAGTGATAGGCCGGTGCGTGTTTAACGTCCCGCCGGACGTAATTTGTATGAAAAAACCGCCCGTTCAGGCGGTCTCATCATCGGTGGTCTTTTTGCGCGTGCGCTTATTGCCCGTTTTTTGCCCCGCTGCGGGCTTTGCGTCTTCGGACGGGTTCTTGTCCGTCTGAACGCCTTGAGGCACTACAGCGCCGCACAGGTGGCACGTGGGCACGCCCTGCGCATTGTGGTAGATGACGGGATGTGTGCAGTTCATTGGTTTTCCTCCTTATTCCGGCCATGTCGCATTGACCGGTGTATACTCCCTGTCCCTGCGCCGCGCCCTGCCGGTTTCGTCACAAAACTTGTCAATGTCTTCGCTGGCCTGCTTGACCTTGGCGCGCTGGGCCTTGATGGCCTGTTCGTCCGCACCCTGGGCTTTCATTACGGCCAGCTCCCGGCGCTCCTCGCGCAACTTGCGTTCAAGTGCCCGCTGCTGCTGACTTTCCGCGTAGGTCTTTTCGTTCTCCTCCGGGTCTTGCGGTTCTCCCTTGATGGTGGACACGCCGGAGATAAAATTCATGGGATAATGGCCGCAGTTGACGCCGAACAGCCCGCCGCCGTACCTGAAAGACTCTATTTCGCTCTCGCTGTGCACCTGCACAGTGTTGCCGTCCAGGTCTTTAATGGTGCCCGTCCAGCCGGAACGGGAGATGACCTTGCCCTGCCACGGGTAGCACAGCGGGCGCGCGCCGCGGTGGGTGGACACTTGATAGAAGTCGCACCCGAAGCGTTCGCCCTCTTCGTTGATCGCAGAACGGGCAGTGTTGAACATGGTGGTTCGGATGTCCATAGCCACATAGGCCTCGGGCGTCCAGCGGTGCCCGCCGTGATCCACGAAGCCGGTCAGACCGTTGGCTACCATCTTTTGCACGGCGTCGTGCATGGCCTGATTGTACGTGGACACGCCCGTCACGGTTTCGCCCGCTGCAATGTTCAGAATGCTTTGCGTGCGCTGAATGCGCTGCTCCACATCGGCCACGGTAGCGCGGTAGGCCTCCTGTGTGCTTTCCAGCATGACGGTATTGACCAGGTTCAGCTTGTCGGCGCTCTGCTTGTAAAACTGCTCAAACGTGCGCATCTGTGCCGGGTCGATCTCCGGCGGCAAAAGGCCGGGGCCGTTCAATAGGCCTTGCTCCGCCGCCTTGCGCAGCTTGGGTTCTTCGTTCTTTAGCGCGTCCAGGATAGCGGCCTCCAGGGCTTGCCGCAGGGCTTCGTCAGCGCCGCCCAGGCTTTGCACGATGATGTCCACTGTCTCCCGGTTGACCTGTCCCATCTGCGCCAGCATACGCGTCTGGTATTCAAAGCCTCCGCGCGGTTCTTCGCCGTCCCGGATGTACGGGAAATATCGTGCAAGATTGACCAGAATGCGGTCAGTGACAGCGCCGTACACCTCGGCCATGGCCCAGGACATTTCATCGAGAAAAGACGGGCGCATGTGCTATCACTCCATCCCGCCAAACAGCTTTGTGACGTCCACACTGTTGCCGGTGCCCTCGGCCTTGATCTGCTTCAGCTCCGCCGCGGCCTGCTCTGGCGTCAGCCCCATGCCGTACTTCTTATCCGTCATGAATGACAGCTTGCTCAACAGGCCAGCGCCCACCAACATGACGCCCTCATTGATATTGGTCTGCCTGTCCTGGGTCACGCCGTCATCGAAAGCAATCTGCACATGATAGCCGCCGGAGGCCAGCGCCGCCACCTTTTGCCCGTCATGCTCCATATCGTACAGCGCGGCCACGTCCACGATGTTATGCACAAGGTGTTCAATGGCCGGGGCAAGCTGATTCTGTATGGTTTTGATGGTCTTATAGGTTTTGCTGTTCTCGCTGATGACCTCCGTGGCGGTCTTTATGCCCGCGTGCTGGTCAAACGTAAAGGTTCCGGCAGAGAAGCCCAGCTGCAAGCACAGGATGGACAGAAATGCGTTAATGGCCGCGATGTGTTCCTCCACCCGAAGTTCGACGCTGTTGTCCATAATCTTCAAATCGGCAGGGTCATCGCTTGCCAGCGCCTCATAGGTTTCATCGCCGGGGTCGAAATAGCGCCTGGTCACGCCGGTTTCTGGGTCGATCACACTGCGCACGGCGCGGGCGGGCACAATGATGCGCTTTTTGCCAAGCCGGAACTCCCGGACGAACGAGTCATAGCAGATATCCAGCGCGTGTAGCGTTTCCAGCGCGTTGCCGTAAACGCTCACGCCCAGGGGGCTGTTATCGTCCAGGTTGTTCGCAATGGGTGTGCGCCAGTAGCAGAAAAGGCTTTCACCTACGGGCACGATGGTTTCCTCATCCAAATAAGGGTACATCTCCGAAAGCGGCACGCGAATGCCCAGGATGTCCTGACTGTCGCCGTTCGCGCCTTTCCGCATCTCACTGCGGTAAAGCTCATTGCGGATGGCATAGGTCATGCCGTCCCAGATGTGCCACTCCAGGCGCGTGTAGTACCATCCCTTCTTCGCCACACGGGAGATGAAGACGCCCTCGTGCACATGGGCATTGTCCCAGCTGATGGGGACAAACTGGTCAGCCATGGCATAGCCGATCTTCAGCTTTTCGGTGCCGTCCACCTCGCGGCCCTCGCTGTCGTGCCTGATCTCCCGCCACACCTTCATGGCGCTGCCGCCCAGGGCGCAGGCTTGTTCAATGCTCTCCTGCATCTTCTCGGCAAATGCGTTTTCGCAAAGCACCTTTTGCACAAAGGCGTTCAGCGGGTCGGGGTTTTCGTCCGTGCTTTCGCGTCCGTCCATGCTCACATTGATCTGGCACTCTTCGCCCCAAACAAGCCCCGCCAGCTCCGCGCAAACGGCCTTGGCGGCGTTCATGCGGTACACCTGCCGCATGGCGTTCGGGTCTGCAATGGTAGGCGCGGGGATCAGGTGCCAGGGCTTGTAAAAGCCCCGGTAGATCATTTTCCACACGAAAATACCGAAGTCATAAAACTGCGCGAAGGACGGCACGCCGCCCAGGTCGAAAATGGTTCTGTATTCCCGGGCGATGCCCGTTGCGCTTGCTGTCCTGTCCATGAGCCTTCGCCCCCAGTCTCTTATTTTTCGTGCAAACTGCATTTCGCCTCACCTCACATGCCCCATAGCCCGTAGGCTTTGGCAAAATGATTGTAGCCGTACCTGCATTCGTCCATGGCGTGGTTGTATGCGTCCACCGGCTGCCCGTTGGCGTCCACGCAATAAAGACCGGCCTCTTTGACAAAAGGCTCGGTTCCATAGCGCTCATCCTCGATCAGGTAAAACTTGCCGTCGCTGATGCCGCTTTGCAGCATCTCCACGCCCACGCGCAGGCCTTTGGTTGTACCGCGGATATCGTGCGCGTTATTGTCCGCACCGGATGTAGGCACGCCCAGCTTTTCGATCTCCAACCGTAACGCCTTGCAGGCCGGGTCAATGTAGACGCTGCTCTCCCGCATACCGTACTTGTTGCGCATGTACGGCAGGAAATCGCCCACGATGTGCCGTGCCTGATCGCTCATCGCCATCTGTGCGCCGTTATAGTACCAGTTGCCCACGCGATAAAGCCGGTAGTCTGTGGGCCGCTGGAACGGCCCCACGGCGTTATGTGCCACGATGTAAAAGCCAATGGACGTGGCGTCCGTGGTGCCGCCGTCACCGGCCACGAAAGCCTCCACGGCGGTCATGTTGTCCGGTGCTTTGTTCAGGATATGCCGCGACGGGTCAAACATCCAGTAAATGACGCCTTCGGGGATGACACGTTCACCCAGCCAGTCCCGCTTATACAAAAACGGCGACTTGCGGCAGGCGGCTTCGATCTCACCCAGGCGCTCCGGCGTCAGGACGGGGTTGTCGGCGCATGTCCAGTGCAGAAAGCGGCAGTCCTGCACGTTCAGCACGTTTTTAATACACGGGTCAGCAGGGGAGGGCGGGTTCAGATCGGCGATGTGCCAGCGGTCTTTGGCCGCGTAGGTTCGCCGTAGGCACTCCTGAATCATGTCTTCATGTAGCAGGTTGATCTCGCAGAAGTACACGCTGCCCAGGCTCATGCCTGTAATGGCCTTGTGACTGTCCGCCTTGCCGCCGCCCTTCCAGTAAACCTTTTTTTCGCCGTCCGGCAGGGTCACCGCCAGATGCGCGCCGCTGTCATCATGGGACACGCGGGAGAAGCCCCGGAAGATGTGCAGCAGGCCGAAGCCGTCGCCGTCCATGACAAGCCTGTACGCCTGTTCCGCGCTGTAGGCCGTCACAAGATGGTTCATATCCTGGCTGCGGATCAGATGCCGCGCAAAGCGCATCGTGCCCGCCGTGGTCTTTCCGCTTCTCGGTGTGCCCTCGTTCCAGTCCAACGTGTGATCGAAGGGCGCAAGGATGAGCGCGCGTTGTTTTTCGCTCCACTCAATCACAGGCCCGCCCTCCGTTCCATGTCGTACAGGGATTGCAATAGCTCATTGTTGCCCGTGCCGGTCGCCATGTCCGCGGTCAGGTCTTTATAGGCCGCTGTCAGGTCGCGCAGGCGAAAGGTGACGGTATTCTTGCCCTCCTGCGTCCTGATCTCGGTAGCGTCAAACGGGTATTTCTGCTCAATGCGCTGTAAGCGCAATAAAAGCCGCTTTTTCATGTCAGCGGCTATGACGGCATTGTCCGCGGCGGCCTCTGCTGTCTTTTGCTGTGCCTGTGCTGTGCTTTTGCTCTCGGCCTTTTCTCTGAGCTTGTGCCAGCCCTCGGCGTTGGCCTTCTTCATCAGCGTTGTATCGGATACGCCGTATTTCTTCGCCAGTTTCCTTTGGCTGATGCCCCCGCCGATGTACTCGGCGCGGATCGCATTCCAATCTATCCGCTTCTCGCTCTCAATGGGTATCACCCCCGTGCGGCCTTTGCCGCTTGTTGATATTTGTCATAAATCATCAGTTCATTTTGCATCCGGTGGATGTGTTTCGGCAAATCCCGTCGATGGTGCAGGCCTGCGGTTTTGAATTGTTCCTTGGCGGCACGAATTGCGGCTTTATGCTGGTCTCGCTCATTCATGGCCTAAACTCTTTATAATCTGCCACTCTCGATCTGATAGTTCCCAAACATGTTCGGCGGCTTTCTCTGCGGCGGCTTTCTCTGCGGCGGCTTTCTCTGATAGCAAATAACCGGAGCCAAATATGGCCTTGTCGCCGTATTCCTTTTGGCTGTCCAAATATCTTATATGCTGGCTGTCTTCGCGCTTTATAGTCAGCGGAACATCATGTGCGCACATATAATTGCACATTGCGGCAGTCAGCACATAATCAGGATATTTGTATTTCGGGAGCGTTCTTCTTGCCGCTTCCAGATTCTTATCGTTCGCCGCTTCCACCACTTTGTACAATTCAGGGATGACACGAATCCTGTTGTCTTCCAAGTTCGTCACGAACGAAGTAGGTACTACCGCCCCATTTTCGTAGGTTATGTCCACGCCACACGGCAAACAGCATGAAGAAGAAGAAGAAGAAGAAGAAAACAAAGTCAGCTGCGGCGCGAAAAGGAAAAACCGGATATTCCTTTCCGCATACCATGAAATAATTTCGGCAAGAATAGAAAACGGCGGGTTATCCACAACGGCGAAATCTGCCGGATAGGAATAGTTTTTATAATCACCGCCCGGATAGAATGGGCGGACAAAGTGCGATCTATCAATGCCGTATTCATTCGTTACCCATTCAGCTATTGCGTCATAAACAATTTCAGGCGTATAACAATCGTCCGTCGTCTTCTTTGCCTCGAACTTATCGAGGAACTCGTTGTATTCGTCGTTCCCTTCCTGCCTGCTTTTGTCGTTCCTGTCATCGCGGGAAAACCAGTCGTTTTCATCGCCAATGTCGAACTTCAATCCGCTCAGGTCTACGCCCTCGATCTCCAGCGCGGCGATTTCTTCTTCCAGCTTGCCGAAGTCCCACGCTGACAGCTCCGCCGTCCTGTTATGCCTGATAGCATAATCCCGGCGTTGTGTGTCCGTCATGTGGTCAAGCCGGATGCAGGGCACCTTTTCCAGCCCCATCTCCAGCGCGGCAATCTGCCGCCCGTGGCCCTCCACGATCAGGTTTTCCTCGCCCCAGATGCCGATGGGATCATTAAAGCCGTCGGCCTCGATGCTGGCTTTGATCTGGTCGATATCGTCCGGCGCGTGCTTGCGCGTGTTGCCCTCATAGGGCTTCAGATCGTGCGGCGATAGGTAAACAATCTCCAATTGTGCCATAACAGACCCCTCCTGTCCGTTAGTCTCCGCGCCCCCTCCTGCGCAGAGGGAAGCCCACCGCCGGGACACAGCGGCACGTCACACCAGTGTACAAAAAAAGGCGGGGTTCATTCCGCCTTTCTGCACAATATCAGTATAGCACATGTCATAGTCCGTTTGTGTCCGCAGTTTTATTGCATTTTGCTTCCAACCTCTTTTTTGCTCTATATTCCCTTTGATATTTATTGTATTTTTCTCTGTTTTTTGCTCTATATTCCTTTTGATATTTATTGTATTTTTCTCTGTTGTCAGCTACCCATTTCTTATAATTTTCTTTTATCTTTTCCTTGTGCTTATCGCGGTATCTCTTACTTTTCTCTTTCAATTCTTCCGGGTGTTCTTTATAATACGCTTCTTTTTCTTTGAAAAATATATTGCTTTGTTCTCTATATTTTTTCCTTTGTGCTTTAATTCGATCAGGGTGATTTTCTCTGTACCTTTTGGCGCGTTCTCTTTTTTTCTCAGGGTCTTCCATTATTCGATCTCCTTTCCTTAATACCGCCTTGAAGGTTGCTGTGCTTCTCCCATAATTGCACGATATGCAATATAGCTTCCCGCTTCAATCGCTTTGCAAATCACGGCTTCGGTCATGTTTTCTTCGCCGAATACTTCTTGTGTGATCGTCAGTGTAGAATTAAAGCAAGCTACAGCGTTTTTTAGATCACTATCGCTGATATAACGCATAAGAGCGTCAGACTTTCGTGCTTTTAATTCATTTGCTAACGCCGCCGCTTCTTTCATCGCTTGGCCTAATTCTGTGCCTATAATAACGTCCGGTCTGTCTTGAACGACTTGCTTAATCGCCCTATATGTGTTGGTTGTCATTTGGGCATCTGTCAAACCTGCTTCCGAAAATACTTTATCCATGTAATCTTTCATGTGTTCTCTTGCACCCACTTTCTAATGTGTCTCAGCCCGCGCCCGTGCAGCACAAGCGTCTGCGAGCGTTCGTAATGTATCCGCGTTTGGATGTCGTGCCATTCAAGCCCCTGCACATAGCGCATGGTCAGCACGGTTTTCTGGGCCTCGCTCGGCACGCTTTCAATAGCCGCCAGGATGTCCGCCAGCCGTGCGGCAATCTGCTGCTGCACCTGGGCAATGGCCTGTTCCTCGGTGATGGCCTTGACCACGTTCTCGGCCATAGGGTCGGACACCGCGCCGCCGCCCTGCACAGGGCTGTCCTTGAGCTTGACCGTGATGTCCGTAGCCCTTTCCCGCGCGTCCTCCACGGCGGCTTGCAGGCTGTCCCGACGCCGGATCAACATGCGATACTGCTGCAAAAAGACCTTCGCCGGGTCTGGTGTCCGCCGTGTTTGTGCGTTCATGTGCCTCACTCCTATTCCCGCAGGCTGTACCGTGCATAGCGCACCCTGTGCCCGTAGCGGTTCACGCTGCTGTCCATGGTGCTGTTGATCTGATGCCCGCGCCGCTTCAGGTCGTAGATACGCGCACCCAGGCGCATACAGCCAAACTCGCGCAGGGCGTCCATGGGCGTGATGCTGCCGAAGTCCCGCATATAGCGCAGGATCATCTCCCGCTGTGGCGTGTGCTTACTCATCGCGCTTGTTCTCCCGCAGTGCAATCCAATCGCACAGGTTTTTCAGCGTCAGCACCGCCCAGTACATGGCGATGGGCAGCCACATCCCCTCGTCATAAGCCTTGCCGACGAAAACCGCCAGGGCAATGCCCATCAGGATCAGCACCAGCCCGTTAGACGCCTGCCGCCATTTGTTCATAGTCTCTCGCCTCCTGTAGTCTGTCCATCCACCGCTTCAGCTTTGTCGCCTTGATGATGTTCACCGTCTGCGCGTTCGGGCGGAAGTACTTGTTCAGCTGCTCCACGCACAGCAGGACGTCGGCATACTCCTCTTCCAGCATGTCCACCGCGTCGCCGGTGCCGATGGGCGTCGGGTTGCGCTTCTCCATAGCACGCCGCAGCTTGAGCGCCGCGTGTGCCAGCTCCATGCACTCCTCCGCAAGCTGTGCCAGGATTTCCCCCTGCGGCAGGGGAATGCGTATCGTTTCGGTCATGCTTCCTTGTCTCCTATTCTTCTCATCGCTTCATCCAGGGTGTGCAGGTATCCGCCGTACTGGGCCTTTGCGGCACTGTCTTGCGCCGCGTTGCAGTAGCATCCCCAGAAATAGGCCTTGATCTCCGCCAGGGTTTGCCGGATTTCTTCAGGTGTCATCCTTGGCCCTCCTTGCAATTCGTGCGCGGATTGCCATCATCACACGGGCTGTCATACTTTGGCAGGTATTCCGCGTACTTAATCATCAATTCCTTTTCAACCCATGTTAGCTCACCCTGACGTGCATTGTAGAAGCCAAGTGTACTATCACGGCTGATGAGCAGATACGACGCTCTTTGCATGTGTTCAATGATCTCCGCGTTATCGCTGTTAATATTGCGCAGCGCGCTCATGACCGTTTGCTGGTGAAAAATGTAGTTTCTCAGTTCGTCAACGTCCATGTGGTTGATGATTTCGCAGTCAAGCATTGCTCTGGCTCCTTTCTAAAAGCTTCAAACGTCTTCCGGCATTCCTCGCAGCACTTCAGTTCAACCATGCTCGTTGTTGTCGGGCCGTGCGTCAGATAGATTGCCAACAGGCTGATAGACGCTTTGCCACACATGTCACATTGGCCTTCGTTATACATCGGCACCTTTCACTTCCCCTCATTAATCAAAATGAGAGCGATCAATGCGAGCACAATCGATAACACCGAACATATCAAAGCAATCATATTTGCCACACTCATTCCCACTTCACCGCCTTTCTCCTTCAGCACAGTACCAATCATCAGCAACATAAAAAGCTGGCTTGCATCCACAATCGTCTATGGAATAATGGATATTATCGTTCAAACAACGGCTATCGTTAAAATGCTTGCAATCCTTGCACCGGACGATTGTTTCATGCTCTGTCAGCAGATCAATGGCACTTGTGATAACCTGTCCGATCCTGACGCGCATTTCTGGAGTAAGTAGCATTTGCGGATTGCATAATGTGATTTTTACCACGTTCAAATCATTGATAACCCTCTCCGTTTCAGCCATCCCACTTCACCTCTTTTCCGCACACAGGGCAAAACCGAAGCCACTCATGCCATAACTCTTTACCCGGGCCGTCATAATTGATTCGATGCAAGGTATAACCGCATTCTCCGCAGTTCTCGCCATCCGGCTCTACAGGCTCCTGCTCTTCCAGTAGTGCAATGGTATCATCAACCGTATTGTATGCATCATAATAATTCGGTGCGTCCCCATCATATACGACCTTATACTGCTGGAATAACCATTCAGATAAACGCTCAAGCTCTTTGATAACCTTCTCTCGATCAATCATCTATGTCCTCCATCGTGATTTGCCCCTCAATTTCCGGACTGAGCTTCTTCAGCCACCAGGCCATGACATCCTGGCTGTTGTCCCATTGCTTTGTTTCCACTCCGGCCTCGGCTCTGGCTTTCAGCATCTTGTCGAAAGCCCGCAAATACATGGCCTTGTACTTCGGATATCGCTGTAATTCCTCCGTCATGCGCTGGTTGCCGCCCATCGGACAGGCAATGCAGCCCAGGCGCTTGCACCCCTCGTCGTAGAGCCTGCAATGCTCCACTTTTACGACATCGTTGAGAAATTCCCAGACCTCTTCATCCGTCCAAGTGATGATCGGATTGACAACGGTTTTGCGCTTTTGATAGCACATTTCGATGACATCCCGCATAGCGTCATTGTCGTTATTCAGTACCACCCCCCCCGAATTGTTGGCAGAAAAGGGATATTTTGCCGATCCATTTCCTGCCGATCTTTCTTGGTTGCCTGCATCACGGTGACGGTTCCCTGGTTCTGCTTGCGGTTATTGCTCTCCGCCCACCGAACACCCGTGATGGTGACGCGGCCCTTGCCGCCGGTCTCTTTCAGTGCCTCACAGCAGTAACGGACAATGCGCGTCGGAGGCATCAATTTTTCGGGAATCAGATTCCACATGGTGTAGGGCGTTCCGTCCTCGCGGTATTCCCTGTGACGGCCTTCCCATGCGTCCGGGTAATGCGTCTTGATAAACTGCACCAGTTCGGGCGGGTCAACCGTTGTCACGCTGTAATGCGCGTCGAATTTGACCCCGGCCATCTGGCACAGGTGATACACACATTGGCTGTCCTTCCCGCCGGAAAATGCCACGTAATAGCCATCCGGCCTTTCCAACTGTCGCAAGAGATCGACGGCCTGCTGTACCTTGTCGGTTTTCTTCCCGAACAGGTCATACTCAATCAGCACAATCTTGCCTCCAACTCATCGAAAATCCTAATAGTTGAGCATGTCTGCATCACCGTGCAGCCCCTTAATGCTCTACGTAGTCGCGCGGTCAGATGGTCACGCTTTGCGGCGGCGGCGTGTTGGCGTACACCTGCGCCGAGCATGGCGGCCATATGTGGGAGGTGGATAAGAAACATATAAACCCTGATCTGTCAGCATCGCCGCGCTGGTGGTGTCAGTCATCCTCCCAATCGTGCGTCCTGGGGTTGCCGCATGGCTTGACCTCCGGGCACCGTCCCCGCACACAGCCGGGGCCAGCGTCCGCGAACAGGGCGGGGCACTTGTCCTTGCAGATGTCCAGCATCATGTCGGCCATGTGCCTGATCTCCCATTGCGCCCGGTTGCAGCACCGCAGGGCGAAGAAATGCCGCAGCTCCCGCGCGTTCATCGTCATCACCAGGCGCGTGCAGGTGCCCTCCAGGGCGGCAAAGCGCGCATCCTCGCGCGGTACACCTGCCGCCGTGGCCTCCTCGTAAAACTCCCGGCTCATCTGCACCAGGCGCAGAAACTTGGCGTCAAGCTCACCATTGGCCGCGATGGACGGCGGCACGGCGACCGGGCGTTTGCCGTTGTCCGTGTACCTCTGGCTTTCGACCTCATAGCTTGCCAGCCGGTGCCGGGTCAACTGCGCCAGGGTGACACGGGACACGTCCTCAACCTCAAACGTAAACACTACGTGTTCCGCGATGGACTCATGCCCCGCTTTCAGCGCATGGTCGCGGGCCTTGTCCGGCTTGTCGGATCGTGTGCAGACGGCGGCGGCATATCCCGCCAAATAATCCCCGCTTTGGGTGTAGCTGAGTAGCGTGACCTTCATGCTTTGCCCCCTTCTCCCGCAGGCGGGAACACAAGCTGTTCCTGTGTCGCCTCCTGCGGCTCTGTCATCAGCGCGATTCGCTCCTCCTGGTCTTCCAGCTTGGCCGCCACCATAGCAAGAAATTTCATATCCTGATGGGTCAGCACTTTCATCCGGGTTCCGTGCGCCCATCCGCGCAGGGTGCGCGCCATGTCCGTGACCGTCATTCCTCCGCCTCCCGTCTCTGATAGTTGCCGCTTGCCCGCTGTCGGGCGTAGAACTTCCGCCATTCGCCGCGGGTCATGCGGTGCGCCAGGTCTTCAGGCTCACAGCCGAAGGCCGTAGCAAGCCTGACAATGGTGTGCCACTGGCTTTTCTTGCCCTCCTCAAAGTTGCGCAGCACGCCGGTTAGGCTGTTGCGCGCCCGGAACTCCTGCTTTTCGTGCCGCCCTAACAGCTCCGAATAGTGCATAGCCACGGCGGTGAACTGTTCCCGGCTCATCTCGTTGTACCTCCGCCAGACCTCCGGCACGTTGACCAGACAATAGTCCGTCCATTGGTCGCTGTCCGGCACCCCGTCCGTGATGGGCTTTTGATACCCCGGATGATACGTGGCCTGCTGCTCCGCAATCGTGGGAATATTGGTCAGCAGCACCGCAGGCTCGACCCCCAGCAGCTCGGCCATCTTGACAATGTTGTCGTGTCTCACCGCCGGGGATAGACTGTAGCTCCGGCACCCCTGATACAGCGGGCGATGCTCCCGGCACCACTCCTGCCAGTTGATGCCCCTGTTGCCCAGGATCGTGCGCATGTTGATGACGTTCAGCCAAACAGGCGTTTCCGCGTCCGCGTACTTGTGGTTTAGCCGTTCATACCACAGCGGATCGAAGTTGATCTTGTCCAGCGGTTCCAGGCCGCCCTTGCGCTGCCAGGCCGCGGCGTCCAGCGGCTTGCCCATGGGCGCGGCGTCCTGCGCCGGGATGTGCAGGGCGCGGGCTACGTTGTACGCCAGCAGCGGCAGGGTGAACGGGTGCACCATCAGCGTCTTATACGCCCCGTCGCACTTGCGCTTGCGACACTTGGCATAGGCCTCTTTCTCCGTGATCCCGTTTGCCTTGAGCCATGCTTCCAGCGGTGTCGCGCCGATCATCTGCTCACCTCCATCAGGTAGCCCAGATGGACGAATCCCCGGTCAATCACGGCCCATTCTCCGCTGATCGCGTACACCGTCAGCGCTTCGCCTGGGTAAATCCAGCCCGTGCGCCCCCTCATGCTCATGGTCTCCCAGACCGCGACGCGCCCGTTGGCGTCCACCACCATGCGCCGCTGTGTCAGGTCAACCGGGTCAACGGTGACAAACTGCGCGGACACCCAGCCGCGCCCGTCCTCCGTCGCCAGATCGGCGGAATGCACCCAATTGCGGGTCTTTGTTGTGCTGTCCACGGTGATCTCATCGCCCAGGTACAGCCGCCCGGTTTTCTGCCCGCTGACATCCGGGCGGGAGCGGACATTGACGCTCCCCGTCGGCGTGCATAGCACCCAGGCCGTGAAGCGGGTGCCCTGCGCTGCCGCCGTGATGATGTTGGTGCAGTAGATCGCCGTCATGATGCACAGCGCCACGGCCATGATGACCACATAGCGCTTCTTGATGCTGATGATTCGCATTCCCTTGATCCCCTTTCAGTGTAATTTGTCCGGCCAGATTTCGACCTCTACCCGTGGCGGTTCCCCGTACAGCTTCAGCGCCATACACGCCACAACTTGCTTGTCGTCCTTGTAGGCTGTCCCGTTCAGCCCATCGCAAATGCTTTTCAGGATGTTGTCCAGGTCGGGCGTCACCTTCGGCAGGATGTCCCCGGCCAGCATCGCCGCCCGCGCTTTCTTGCTGGCGCTCTTCGGGACGGGATAATACGCCGTCACCGTCATGCGCACGGCCTGTTCCCCGAAGCTGGTGCCCCCGGCGGCCACATAGGCCTGCTTGACCAGGCTCTCATAGGCGCGGGTTTTGTCCGGGGTGATGGTGCGCGTTCGGCCCGTGCGCCAGTCCTGATAGGTGCGCGCCCGCTGCTTGCCCACAGGCGCGCCGGGAACGGTGAAAATGATGTCCTGTGTCGTGTTCATGGTTTACCCCCATTGCTCCGCCATCGCTTTAGCAATGCCGGGGAAGGTTTTGCTCCGCGTTTTCTGGTCGCGCTCTTTGCGGCCCTGAAAGCGCCTATAATTGCCGTGCGCGTCCTTGCATCCGCCGTTGACGTAAGGTTCATGGTAGTCAAGCACTTGTGTCGGCACAAGCGGCGGCAATCCTTTCAGCCAAAGGCATGTGCGCTTGGAATAGGGGTGCCCGTGTTCATACGGCTGCACGGCTTGCGTATAAGGCGGCAGTCCTACGATCTTCATTGGCGTCGGGTTTTCAATGGCGATCTTTGGAACATCTGCGTTGTAAAAGCGCATGAAGAAATCTTTTGCCGCCATTGCCTTTGCATATCTCGCTTCTTGCAGTACCCCCCCACTCTCATTCTGACGGCTCCGGCGTTCGTCATATAGGTGCAGGGCGGGAAAGCAATCAGCAAATCCCATTGCATTTTCAGCAGTTCCAGCGCATCGGCTTTGATGTGCCATTCAGGATGACCGCCGGAACAGTCCTGAATATCGCAGCTGTACGCCTCATGGCCACGGGCGCGGAATGCCTTGCAGACCTCCTGGCTCTCCTCGCAGGCAACCAGCACCCTCATGCCGTCGCCCCCTGTCGCGCGAACAGGGCCGAAAGCTGTGCCCTGATGCTGTCCGGCATGGTGATCCTGTCTTCGGCCTCCGGCAAGGCTTCCGGCTGCGGGCACTCCGGCAGGACTTCGACGGGCTTGAACACGTTGCCGAACAGCGCTTGCAGGTTCCCCGGCAGTTTCTCATAGTCCCGCGCCTGGGCGGCCCTGACCTTGTAGCTCCGCATGAAGTTGCTTGCTATCACGGTCTGCACATCGTCCGCGTCCATCATTGCCCAGTCGTGCAGCATCTCGGGGGAGCCGACCACCTGCTGACAGACCGGCGGCAATTCGCGGAAGGCCTCGACGGCGTTGTACGCAGCCTTGCAGCAGGCCTTATACACCAGCCCCCAGGCCTGCTGTTCGGTCATCTCGTCATCGCCGTGGGTGATCCTGACCATGATCTCCTTGAGCTGGCCGGGAGTGGGCGCAAAGCCGCTTGTCTCCGTGGAGATGTACACGCCCAGGGCCTTGCCGACCAATGCCGCGTCATCATCCGCGAAAATGCGCTGCCAGAGCATAGCCGTTCCTTCCAGGTCGCGCTTCTCGCCCCATGACGGGTAAGTCGAATTGATAGACAGAATGAGCTTGACGGTTTCGGCCTTATTCATCAAATTTCCCCTCCATCAGGTCTTGCATCAGTCTCTCGCCCTTGGCCTCGGCAATGCTCTGTCCAGGTCTGCGGGTGAACGGTCGCGGTTTGCCCTGGTTCTTGAGTACCCCTTCAACGTATGACCATTTCGGGCAGTCAACGCTTGCCTTAATAGCGGCGATGAGGTTGTCGTAACCGTACCGCGCGCCAAGGTTGTGCGCTGTCTGCATCCCGGCAACGGATGTTTGCAATCCGATGTCCCGCGCCGCGCTTTCGATTTCCTGGTTGAGCATGATTCCCCGGTGCGCATCCTCCGCCGACAACGACGACTCGCGCGCGCATGCGCGCTGTAGATCATCGTCGTTGTCTTTTTCTTTGTCCTCTTCTTTGTCTTTGTCTTCTTCTTTTTCGGAGAAGTTTGGTTCGGTTTGGTTTTGTTTGGTTTTGTTTGGTTTTGTTTTGTTTGATTTGGCTTTCGGTCTGCCGCCGGTTTTCCCGGCTTCGCGGTGACTGTCAGCGCTTTCGTTGTCCCTGTCGATCTGCCGCTTGATGATTCCAAAGACTAAACGTTCGCCGCCAGAGAGGGTGCGCACTTCTCCGCTTGCTCCATAGTGGAGTATCGCCTTGATTAGCCTCCCCGCCTCAGCATCGGACATGTCATCAAAGGTCTCAGCATAGTCGGTAAACAGTTTCAAATAGGTCGCCATGGTGTCACCGCCTTAAAACGGCAGGTCAGCCGGGTTTTCCACGGGCATGGGCTGCGCGGGGGCGGCCTGGGGGCCATAACGCTTCGGCTGTGCCGGGGCTGTGGGGGCCTGCTGGCTCTCCTGGCGGCGAAGCTGCACAAACTCGCACCGCATCACGTTGATGTCCAGGCTCATGCGTGTCTGGCCCTGCTGGTCGGTGTAGGTGGAGGGGCGCAGGTCGCCGCACACGGCCACCTTGTCACCCTTGTGCAGATAATTCAAGATCGGCACGCCCAGCGCGCCCCACGCGCTGCAGCGGTAAAACGTGGCGTTTTCCTGTCCGTTGATCTTCTCGTTGACGGCCACCGAGAAGGCGGCGAACTCCTTGCCGTCCCGCGTGGCAATGCGCTTCGGGTCGCTGGTCAGATTACCGATAATCATGATGATGTTCATTCGTGCTTCCTCCCGTATTGTGCTAACAATCTTGCTTTATCCTGTGGTGTAATGGTCTCTATGCCCAGCGCCTCGGCGTCCTGGATGAGGTTATCAATCAACAGGGCCATCTGTCGGGTATCATAGACGCTGCTCCCGTAATAGGCGGTCACATTCGTGCATCCGGGGAGTTTGGACGGCTCCGCTTCGGTCTGCCAGCCGGTGCCCTTCAGCTCCCAGCACTGCCGGAAGAAGTCAACGGCCTTGTCTAACAGGCAGATGGTCGTGCTCACGCCGCCTATCTCCCGGATTGCCTGCCGGTAAACCTCGCTCTTCTTGATGTGGGTTTTCTCGGCAATCTTGTCGATCAGCACCCAGGCGTAAGCATTCGCGTCCAGGCTCCGGCGGGGCTTGTGCTCTTTGACTTCAATGTCCAGGGGCTTGCCGCGCAGGGCGTCGAACCCCGCGCGGAAGTCTCCCTTGATGGTGATGGTCACATTCTGCGAACCATCCCGGTTCATGGTCAGGTCTTTCAGCTCCCCGATCATCATTTGCAGTTCACCTCGACGAAGGACAGCAGGGCGGCAAATTCATCTTCGGTCAGGCTGTTCACCATCTTGTCGGGGATGATCTTAGAGGTCACGGCGCCGCGCTTGTAGTTGCCGAAGGCCTCCTGCGTCAGCCCGTGGTCTTTGCAAAACTGGTTGATGATCTGCGCGCGGGTGGGCTTGCTGGCCTCCTCCCGCGCTTTGGCGGCCTCCTGCTCAGGCAGGTCTTCGCCCGCGTAGATGTACAGCCCCAGGCCATGGCGGGCGACGGCCTTTGTGAGGCTGCGCTGAATCGCCTTGTTGACATCGAAGCTGGTCACCTGGTCGGCGGGAATGCTCCGGTTTTTGAAGTCCATGACGGGCAGATACTCAATGTTTTCGATGCCCTCCACGGTCACGCCGGTCTTGACCCAGCAGGTACGCCCGTCGGTGTGGTAGTTGAGGCCCTGCGCGTTCTCATACACGGTGTAGGTGGCGTCCGGGAAGTGCTTCTTCAGCGTTCCCCAGGCCCATGCCCAGCTCAGGTAGGTCAGCCCGTTTTTCTGTTCGGTGTGTTCGTTGACGTTGATCTCATTCAGGATTTCAAAGACGCTGCGCTTGTTCTCCATGTTCAATCCTCCTCCCAGGTGTTGGCCTTGGTGTACCACTCATCAAAATCATCCCGGATGAAGTGGGTATTGCGCTTGATCCATCCGCGGAACCAGTCGCTCCAATAGGCGGGGGAGGCGGTGCGCATGGCCTCAAAAATCAGTTGCGCGCGGTCTTCGTCAATCTCATCCTCGGTATCAACATAGGACTCAATCACTTCATGGACACGACCTTCATCAAAGAGAAAATTTATCACTTCGCCCTCGGTCGCGTGATCTTCCCACGGGCTGGCAACCTCGTTGTCATACGGGGTCTTATTCTGGTATTCCAGCTCGGCGGCTTCCATTCCCACAAACATTGACATTCCCCTTTCTCTTGTGTACAATGGGGGTAGCGGATGAGTTCCGCATCCCCTTTCTTGGCCCCCCGGCGATCCCCGCGCCTGGGGGCTTTTGTTATGCTGTCTCCCGGCGGCGGGGGATGTGATACGGCGCTTGCTCTGTACCCACCAGCACCCGCCCGGGCTTCGGCGCTGCGCGCTTGTTCTTCGGCTTTGCGGTCTGCTCCATCTGCTGGCGCTCCCATTCCACCACGGCCCATTCCGGGGCCAGCAGGCGCGGGCTTTCCAAGTGCTGCATCTGGTGGATGATCTGCGCCGCCTTGTGCCTGTCGCAACGGTAGCGCTCCATGATCTCCGGGACGCCATACAGCGGGGCAATCATGCGGTCTTAACCTCCTCTCCGATGTTGTCTACAAGTACATACCAAGGGACATTTAGTTCGGCCGCAATCTTCTTTGCAATCGGTAGCTTCGGCGACCGCTTGCCCTTTTCATATCTGCAAATTGCGGCGGGGGAAAC